TCTAATTGTTCTAGGTCTGTCAATCGTGGCGGATATTCTCTTTTTGTTCCGTCGTCATAATAATATACTACTTTTTCAATTGCCATTATTTGATACCTCTTTCTTTGATTTTGTTTGCTACTACTTTGTAGTATATTCTTGTTTCATTGACAAACATTTCATCTACTTTACTTTCTTTTTGACGTTTACCTTTTTGTTCTAATCTATCTAATAAACTAACAAGACCTTTTGCTGTGAAGTTTTCAATGAAGCGTGTTACTTCTTCTTTTTTGTCCGCTTTAACGCCTGTTAAACGCTCATAGAGAACGATTAAGACATCTAGCATAGAAATGTCCTCCATTTGTTTATAATAGCTATAAACGCTATTTAAAAGCCCTAGGAGCATATCTTTTTCGATATCTGTTACTGGTTCTTTTTGTTGAAGTCTTACAACTATTTTATTAAGTGTTTCAAGTGCAATTTTCATTTGTTCAGTTCCTTTTCTAGTTTATTTAATTCTAGCATATTTCTTTTGAAAAATCTACTACTTTGTTCAGCTTTTATGAGATTGCCACATTCTAAGTATCGTTTAATTCTTTTAGCGTCTATAACCATTAAATCAAAATAGTTTCTAGCCCAACGTTCTTTGTTTTCTCTTTCTAGTTTATCCATTTGTTACCTCTCTTAACTTGATAACTTAATTATACAGAAGAAAAACCGCAATGTCAAAGACAAAACGGTTAATCGTTAATTTCTTTTAGTTTTCCTTTTTGTTGCAATGCTGTTAAAAGACTTTCGGCTTCGTTTTTTGTTTCCTCGTATTCTTCCCCCTCTTTTTGTTCCTCTTCTAGTATCTCTTTTGGTTTGTTTCCTGTGGGGTCTATGATTTGAAATTGTTCCCCTACATAACCAAGACAAACCTCTTTGTCATAAGCATAGTTACGAGCTTCAACAGTTAAAATTGAGTATTTACTATTTTTTCCCATTTTAGGGCTTAGACACAAACAGAACTCAAACCATGCACCAATTGCTGAACTACCTAAAGCGTGGGTACTTCTAACTCTAAAAGACTTTTCTTCTAACGATTGATTATTCGTGTCTTTTCTAGCGTGAGCAATTAATAAAAACGTTACATCGTTTAAAAGTAACTTCAACCGTGTTATGTTATTCAGCACGTCATTCATACTTGACATGTCGTTTAGAGTGTTTCTATCTGTCAGCATGTCTTTTAAGTTATCCAATATAACAAACTTAATATTATTCTCTTTGATAAACTTATAAAGTCCGTTCATGTGGTTTGTATTATCTAGCTTAAAAATTCCCCCAGTAATGAAATGTAAATTGTCAGGAACATCGTTATAAGCCTTTAACCGTTGATGTAACACAAAGTCAGTATCTTCATTGTCAATTATAAGCACGTTCGCTTTTTTAGTTTTAAAATAACCAAAGGGGACGCCTTTAGCTACACTCAAAGCCATTTGTAAAGTTGTGGAACTCTTAAAAGATTTTTGCGGTGCAATTGTCAAACCTGCCTGACCTCGTGGAATTAAGTGTTCTATCAGCCATTCATTACCACTTTTAAAGTCTTCTTTTTCTTGTAATTCCTTGGCTGTTATAACACGTTCAAACAAGTCTTGCATTTTAATACACCGCCTTTACCTTGTAATCTAAAAAGATTCCATTCTTTCCAGTATAAGCCATGAAGTCATAATCAGGGTAAATGTTTCTTAATTTAATTACCCAGTATTCAGCACGTTTGACCTGCCATTTAAAATTCTTTGCTTTTAAAATATCTTTGTTAATTGCTTTTAAATCATCATTAATTGTCATTTGAAAAACCTCCATAGTGTAATAGCAAGAGCGATTATAAGTAAAAAGTCAACTATAAAAATAAACGATAAAATTATAGTAACAAAAGTTGCTAAAATTGTCAATCTTTATACCCTCCGTTTATTAATTCAATTAAACCTAAAATAAAGTTACCTAGGCAACATAAGAACCAAACTCCAAACAACGAGCTGTCAACACTTGCCACAATTCCAAACATAGCTGACATTATCCAATAAACAACAAACATATTCAAATACCTCTTTCTTTTTATCTATGCTTTAATTATAGCCGAAATTATATTACAATTCAAGCTATCAAATATTTCTTTTTTATTACCTTGCTAAAGGGTATAGTTATCCACGCAAACGCAAGTTTTTATCCCCCCCTCTTGAACTAATCAATCTGTCAGCGCTAGTAACTCAATTAGTCCTCACATCAATTTGGCTATGATGAACACCCAAGCGGTAACTTCTTATTTAACTTTGCCTATGTTGGGGGAATGTTTAGAACTTGCTTCCAGTGACATCACACAGGGCTACCGCTTTGCCTAATTCATTACTTGCGCCTTATTCAGTACGGTTTTCATATACTCACTTTCTAAGACATCAGACAAGACTTAGACGTATTCGATTTTTATATATATTTATTATAACATACGTTTTTTCAAAATCAAGCAAAAAGATTAGGGTCAAAAGCAGAAGAATCGCTCAACCACGCTGATAGTAGGTATTATATTATTTTTTGGTTACAAATTATTTAATCAAATTGTAAACTATCTAAATATTTTGTTGGTATAATAAAAGTTATAACTGAAAATTGGTATGCTATAATGATAACATAATAAACGAGGGAGGTAAAAAGCATGGCAGAAAAAAACATCTATTTTGTTAATGACGAAGTAGAACTAAAACAAGTGTTAGAGTTTATTGATAAAACTGACTATGGCGTTAACATTGACAAAACAAGCAAAGATGTTTATGCGGTCGTGACTTCTTATAGCCTACCCATTTAAGAGGATAGAAATGAAGAAAATTTTAGCTATTGATTTTAGTACCGCTAGTAAGAAAGATGAGGGTACAGGGTACGCTTTTAGAAAAGACGGTCAATTGTATGTCGGTTCTATTAAAGCGTACAACTCAAAAAAGAACGCTTGGGAACGTACTTTTGACATTGTAAACGCAATAAAAGATATTATTGATGAGTTTGATTTGAAAGGTTATCATCTAGCTATTGAAACTCCTATTATGGGTAGAAACCGAAAACACAGTATTACATTGGCTAATTGTAATGGCTATTTTATCGGTGCGATTGACGGTTTAGTAAATGGCTATACTTTCATAGATAACTCTAAATGGTGTAGCTATCATTTAATTTCAGGCAAACGAGAACAACGCAAAGAAGAAAGTCTTGAACTTTTAAAAGTGACTGGTTTAGTTGATTCTGATTGCAAAGACGATAACATGGCAGACGCTTATAACATCTTGACATATTGCGAACACTTGGGTTAGTTGTTCCCTTATAAAAAACAATAATCAAAAATGGAGGTGGTAAAAATCAAGATATCACAAAACGGTTTGAACTTGATTAAAGAGTTCGAGGGTTGCCGATTGACTGCTTATAAACCAGTACCGTGGGAACAAATGTACACAATCGGTTGGGGACATTATGGAGTAACTGAAGGTACGACTTGGACACAATCGCAAGCTGATAGTCAGCTAGAAATTGATTTGAATAATAAGTATGCACCTATGGTTGACACTTACGTAAAAGGCAAAGCAAATCAAAATGAATTTGACGCTTTGGTTTCATTGGCTTATAATTGCGGTAATGTTTTTGTTGCTGACGGTTGGGCAGAGTTCTCACACGCTTATTGTGCTTCAATGATACCGAAGTATCGTAATGCAGGCGGTCAAGTGTTACAAGGCTTAGTACGACGCAGACAGGCAGAACTTGACTTATTTAATAAACCAGTTACTGGTAATTCAAACCAAAATAATCAAACAGGAGGAATGATTAAAATGTACCTTATTCAAGGACTAGACAATTCAGGCAAAGTTAAACATTGGTATGTTTCGGACGGTGTAAGTGTTCGCCATATTCGAACAATGCGTATGTTGGAAAATTATCAAAACAAATGGGCTAAACTTAATTTGCCAGTTGATACAATGTATATTGCAGAAATTGAAAAAGAATTTGGTCGCAAGATTGACATTGATTCAGGAGAAATCAAATAGGAGAAGTAAATGAGCTTATTTAATCTATCACGCAGAGCGGAAGATGTGAGCTTTTCAACTTTCACAGTCCAAGATCCTACAACTGATTTGTTACTAGGTAAACTCTTGGGCTTAGTTTCCTATTTTGATAATGTTGATTATTCTGAAGCGTCCAAACTAGAAGATTTATTTTATTGGGCTTTACAAGGTCAAGAAGTATATCGTGTTTGGTATGGTGGGTTCAAGTATTACGCTCAAAGAGTGAATGCAGACCAGTTTAACATTATAGTTAGAGAACCAAATCGCAGACAGGTCACTATTAGAACAAGCGATTATGAAATGTTGCTAAACCCTTTCTATGGTGCTAACCCACAACGGTTTGGTGTAATGTTTGGAATGGCTAGTAATGGCATTGGTAGACGTCTTGATTCACAGGCTCAAATAAAAATCTATTGGAAAACTAAAGTTTCTAGTGGTTTAAAAGAAGTTTGGGAAAGAATTCGTGAACGTTTAACGCAACAGCAACAACTTGCAAGAGAGTTCAATGGTGTATCTGTTATTGGTTCAGATGATGATATCAAACAGATCCAGCCTGATTATAGTGGTTCACTACAAAATGACGCAAATCTTGCACTCGAAATTGCTTTGAGTGAATACGGAATACCAAGGGAATTGTTATATGGACAAAGTAATGAAGTTACTATCATCGCTTTCGCAATTCAAAAAGTGTTACCGCTACTAAAACAACATGATAAGAACATTGTTTTCAATCAAGAAAACTTTGTAGCTTATATATCAACAACAGCCAAGGGAGGAAATATTGAAAGTAAAAGCAGTAAGAGGGATAGCAAACCCTCTGGGAACAATTGATTCTCACGGTACGGTTATTGAGTCAATTGCTAACGCAGGCGACGGAGTAGATATCCTAAACCGCCACAGAGAAAAAATCGGTTCAGGGTTCGTACATCTTGAGGGGGACAATGTAATCTTGACAGGTTACGTTGATGAAGAACAATACACAGCCGAAAAGATTGAGGAAACAGGCTTGTCAGTTGGCTTCAATGCTAACGGTGTCAAAGCTCGTGAACTTGACGGAGTAGGCTACTACAAAGATGTTACAATTACGGAGGTGTCACTAACTCCGTTACCAAGTAATAAAGGTGCTAAAGTGACAAAAGTAAGAGAAGAAGAAAAAGGAGAACAAGAAAAAATGGGTGCAAACGAAACGCAAGAAATCATGAAACAAGCGATTGAAGCAGGTGTAAAAGTTCGAGAACTTGAAGCTAAAGTAACAGAGCTTAATAAAGAACGTGAAGAACTTAAAAAAGAACGTGAAGCGGGTATTCCTAGCGAAAAACCTCAAGACGTAGAAATTAAATTTATGCGTGAACTTGGTGGAAAAATGGCTGAAATGCCAGAACAAGGTTTCTTGCGTGAATTTGCTAATGGTGCAGATTTGAATGTCGTAAACTCTCTAGGGTCTATCACTTCAAAATATGCTCGTAAGTCAGGTATCTATGACGGTGCTATGAAAGCACGTTTCCAAGGTTTGACACTTGCAGAGGACGGTGTAGATGATACTTTCTTACAAGGTACTTTCAAAGCAGGTACAGACAAAAACAAAGCTCAAACAGCTACAAAACGTTCACTACGTCCACAAATGGCTGAAGCATACTTGCAAATGGATAAAGCAACTGTGCGTGGTGTAAATGATTCAGGTGCGTTATCTGAATATGTAATGTCTGAAATGGTAAACCGTGTTATTCAAAAAGTGGAATACAATATGATTCTTGGTTCTGCTGACGGTTCTAACGGTTTCTATGGTTTGAAAACTGCCACAGACGGTTGGACAAAACAAATCGAGTATACAGACTTGTTTGAGGGTATTACTGACGCAGTTGCTGAATGCTCAATTTCTGACGCAATCACAATTGTTATGAGTCCACAAACTTTTGCAGAGTTGCGTAAAGCTAAAGGAACAGACGGACACTCACGATTCAACGAGTTGGCAACAAAAGCTCAAATTGCTCAATCGTTTGGGGCAGTTAATCTTGAAACACGTGTCTGGGTGCCTAAAGACGAAGTAGCGGTATACAATCACGACGAGTACGTACTTATCGGAGATTTGAACATGGAAAACTACAACGACTTTGACCTACGTTATAACGTGGAACAGTGGCTTTCTGAAACTCTTGTGGGTGGTTCTATCCGTGGTAAAAACCGTTCAGCATACCTAAAAAAAAAGGGTAGTTTAGGTGCCTAAATAAGAAAGGGAGTAAATAATGGCTGAATTTAATATTACAGACCGTTATGTTCAACAAATCGAGAATGTGATAAATGGGGGGGAGATTGGCGATAAGTTCCCTCTCTTGTCACGTATCCCTAAAGTTGGGGCAGATTTGTTGCAGTCGGTCAATCTAACAGGCTTTCCTGAAGCTAAAGAGCAAGGACAAACAGGTAGCGTGTTAAGCGTAAATGAAGAAACTTATAAAATTCTTACCCCTCGTGGTTTTGGTTTTGGTATTAATCTTTCTGATTCAGGGAATTTAACTGCTGACGGTGTACAAAGTGCATTGAATACAGTACTATATACTTTATATCAAACTATAGAAAGTCATTTAATTTGGGGAGGAGTTCATAGCTCAATTGCTTCAAGTTCAATTGTTGGGGCTATCAAACAGAAAGCAACTGCTGATAAGTTTTCACAGTCAGGCGACGACGTTCTTCTTGTAAAAGAAAATGATTTCACACCAGTTGTTAATGGAGTAACTAAAATTGAAACTTTGAGCTTTAAGCACTATAATGACGGAGGGGATAACACTTTTGACAAGGTGCTTATTAACCCTTACAAGGGCATTTTAGCAGGGGACTTGGTACCAGAATTTAATGTGACTAAAGACGTTCGTCATAATAAAGTACAAGTATATGGTACTATTACCGTTTGCGGTGGTTTCCTCAAAGACGGTGCTATTAAAGTTTGGAAGTAGTAGGAGGATAAAAATAAATGGCATATACATCAAAAAATGAATTAACCCACGGTCTAGGGTATGGGGTAGTGTTCCTAGACCCAACAGGGCTAAAAGCAGGTATTCCAATCGCAGGGTTGCGTGCTGTTGAAGCAGAGAACAGCCAAGAAAACACAAACTTTTATGCAGGGTTTAACGCTCCTTATCGTACAATCGCAGGTGCTAAAAATACACAAATTACAGTTAAGTCTTATGATTTACCTTACGAATTTGCAGTTCACGCTCTAGGGTTTGCCCAATGGTTTGCGTTCTTAATTGACGACGTAAGAAATTATAAACCTTATGGCTTCGCTTATGCTGAACGTTATCGTGACGATGACGGAACAGGGTACAAAGCTACATTCTATCCAAGCGTTCAGGCTACAACACCAAGTGACACAGCGGAAGCGGACGAAGAAAGTCCAACTGGTAAAGAGTACGAACACACAGCAACGGTCACAACTAGTGATTTTATAATTGAGGGGGAAAAACGCTTGTTTGTAAAATTCAAAGTGTCTGACAAAGACTTAGCAACTGGCACAAATGGACAAGCCTTAGCTTTCAAAAAGTTGTTCAATGAACTCAAACCGCTCACAAGTGAAGACATCAAGGCGTAATTTTTAAGAGTGGAGGGCTTGGAATTAATAGTTCCCACTCTTTTATTTTAATTTATAAGGAGAACAGAAATGAAGAAAGAAGATTTTAAATTTGACTTTAAAGCATTAGAACGTATGGAAGATAATGGCATTTACTTTGGAGATTTGAATGAACGTGACTATCACAGCTTGGCATTGTTCTTTTGGGCTTGTTCGCCACAGTATACACTAGATGAAATTCTAGGGGCTTTAATTGGTGGACTTTTACCTGTCACAGTTGCTGAACTTATGGAGCAATTAGTAGACGAAACAAAAAAAGCGATAGCACTAACAACGAAGAAATAGGGGAAAACGCAAGAATTACAACACTTGCAATTGTTAGTGCTATGACAGTTTTCAGAGTTCCCTATGAGGTGTACAGTCATAGACCTTTAGGGTGGACGCTTAAATTAATTTCAACGTTGACACCTAAAGAGAAGAAGAAAACAACCGCAGATGAATTAAACAAATCGGAACACGTAGAGGTAGAACTATGGCAACCACCAACAAAGTCACAGGACTAGAAAAGTTCACAGAGAAACAGCTTAAGCAGGTCTGGTTAGAAATGGTTGATAGTTTCAATTCTAATCAGAATACAGTCAAGCGGAGTTATAAGAGTTCATTGGGTGGAAATTTCTCACGTTACCCTGTTAAGTTTGATACTAAGAAAATTAATAAGCAAGTAACACGTTCGTACGGTTCACTAAAAAGCGGAAACATTGGTATCGTCAATGGTTTTAAAGCTAAAGACGAAAGTTGGAGAATGCTCAATGTCTTGCTTCATGACCGCCACTTACACCAACGTTATGGACAGACATTAGTTAGAGCCACCCACGAAATGGACGATAAAACTAAAAACATTAAGCGTAAGTTAAGGAGTATAACAAACAATGGCTAAAGAAAAATATGTCATTCAGGCAGAACTGGACACTAAGGGCGTTTTAAGTAGTGCTAGAGAAGTTCAAAGAGAAATCAATAATATTGGTCGTCTAGCTAAAGAAACGAACAAGAACGCTCAAATAACAGGTTCTGTGACTATGAAAGACAAAGGTATTAAAGAAACACAAAGAGCTTTAAACCTTGCTAAACAGAACGTTGATAATTTAACAAAGGCACTTGCAAATGCTAAGATGTCAGGTGCTACACAAAAACAAGTACAGGCATTAGAAAGCCAGTTGATAAAGGCACAAACTCAAGCGACTAGACTAAGCACAGAACTTTCAAAGATTGATTCGAACAAGAAGTTCAGCTTTTCAGGTGCGTTTGATAGTGTCAAAAGTTATGGTTCTAACATGCTTTCAACTTTCTCAAAAATTGGGAACGTTATAGGCGGAGTTAATGCAGGAATTGGGCTTGTTACTGGTGCGGTTTCAACTGCTACTGGTTATATTGGCGGTTTTGCTAACAACTTGATGACTACTTATGACCGTCAAATTCAAGCACAAAAGAGCTTATCAGCTACTTTGGCAGACGGTGCAGAGGGTTACAAACGTTTTAATTCATACATTGATTCAGGTAGTGAACTTCTAAAATCACAACGCAATGACTTGAATGAGTTAGGTTCTACCATTTCAGGTTATACTAGTCTAACAGGCGACCAAGCATTTAAAATTGTTAATTCAATTAATGCCGTAGGGGACAGTCTAGGGCTATCAATGGACACACAGAAACAATTCTCTTATGGTTTGGCTCAAGCGTTAGGTTCAGGAGTTTTGCACGCTCAAGACTTCAACCAAATCATGCAATCGGCTTTGGGTGCACAGTTCCGTGATATGTTGATTCAAGCATACAACGAAATTAACCATACTAGCATAGGTATGGGAGAGTTCAAGCAAGCTATGGAAAATGGTGCAATCGGTACAGATGTAATGAACCGTGCCTTGGAATTGTTCCAACAGAAAGGGAATGAACTAGTTGCTTCGGGTCCTAGCACTTGGGGACAAATTAGAGAAATGATTTCTAACGGTTTCAATACAAGTGCTTTGGACGGTTTCCGTAAAGGTCTAGGGGATACAGGCATTGACATGAGTAACTTAGGAAACAATGCTACAACAATGGCAAGCACTATCGGTAGTCAGTTAGGTCAAATGGCAGGTAAAGCAGTTGGGGCATTAACGCAAATCATTGACAAAAACCATGATGGTAAAGTGTCACAAGATGAAATGAAAAACGCAGTTAATGACGCAAAAAACGCAGTCAACAACTTCTTTAACAAAATCAATTTCACTTCTATTGGTAGTTTCTTAGGTAAAGTTGGTTCAGCTATTAGTTCGTTAAGAGATTTGTACAATTGGGCAAATAATGCTTATAGTGCCGTTCAAAGTGCATTGAGCCTTTCACGTAGCGTTGGTGGTAATACTGGTTTACTTGGTAAAGCATTAGGGTTCAGAAAGAACAGTACATGGGGAGATATCTTTAGTGATTTTCATTGGCTAACAAGTAATATTGACCCTCTTGGAATTAAAGAACCTACCTCACTAGGTCAAAAAATTCTAGGTTCAAGAAATGGACAGTTACCGCTAGACTTACAATTCTTTGCAGGTGGTCGTGAAGCAATCAGCAAAGCAGTCAATGCGGTCCAACCTTATGCACGAGCAACAAAAGGAACAACGGCAACATCTAGCATTGGAACACAAGATAATTCACAACAAGACATCAAAATCTATGTACAATCTAGTGCAGATGGTCGTAGAATTGCGAACGAAATTTATAACAAGCTAGAAAGAAATGGAGTAAAACTAAACAAGCGTTGATTTATACTAAAAGTAAATTATACAATAACCCTAGGTGGGTAAAAAAGGCACGCGAAGAAAAGAACAGGGTAGGACATTGTGAAAAGTGTTGGAGTACAGAGCATTTAATTTGCCACCACGTTATACCACTACAATGGCAAAATGACATGTTAGAGGTCAACGACTTTGACAAAGAAGTGATAAACGTACCTACCGAAGTTCTTTGTCATAAATGCCACCAAGGAATGGAACGAAGCGGAGATTTTATTGACTATGCTAGAATTATAGCGGAGGGCTTAATATAAGGAGATAAGAAAATGAGTTTAATTCAGGACTGGATAGGTCAAGACAAAGATAACGGCGAAATGATTAAGCTACTAAAGAAAAAAGTGGCTAAAATCGAGCATGAAATAGACTACAAAAAGGCAGAAAAAATCTTTAATTTCATTGAGGAATTTATGACTTTGCCTAATAACGAACGTTTTAAAATCATACCATATCATAAGGCTGTGCTTACTTTGATGTATTGCACTCCTTACCAAATTGATGAATTTGTTGTAATTATAGGACGTTCAAACGCTAAATCTATTCTTGATGTCATGATAGCCTTAATTGAACTCTTTTTGTTTCCTAAGCCTAATAGTGTTATAGCTTTAATGGCTACCAAAAAGGACCAAGCAGAAAAAATCTTGATGAAGCATTTTAGAGCTATGGGAAACTGTCAAGGTACTATCATCAATAAGTTTAAAAACCAGTTCAAACTAAATAAAGAACAGATACTTGTAAAAGAAAATTCAATTCTAAAAAGCAAAGGCACAGAGATTTCTATCTATGCAAGTAATGAGGATACGCTAGACGGTGGACGTGAACAACTTGTTATCATAGACGAGTTTGGTGCGTTTAAAAAGAACCCTCTTATCACTATTAGACAAGGGCTAAGAAAAAATAAGGGTACGCTTTTTATTTCAACTACAAACAACGTTATTCGTGGCGGTGCTTATGATGACGAGCTTGAAAGTTGGAAAGAATGGGTAAAAGATGACGATTTCAGTCATTGGGTTTTCTATTATGCTTTAGATGATTATGACGAAGTAAAAGACAGTTCTAAATACATTAAAGCAAACCCCGCTTTGGGCTACACTTTAACACTTGAGGACATTCAAAAAGACTTCATAGGTGCAATTGGTAACCCTGTGAAAATGGCTAAAATTATCACTAAACGCTTTAATTTGTCTATGACTGACAGCACTACAATCTTTACAAAACAAATTGTAGATAAGTGCCTAGTGCCACCATTAGACTTTGAGGGTCGCTTAGTTGCTATCGGTTCAGATTTTTCAGTTCGTGGCGATGTTTGGGGTACTGTGATAGGTTACAGAGAAAACGGACACTATTATTTTAAAGCTATTCCTATCATGCCAGAGAGTGCAGAAGATAAATTTAAACACTTAGGGGAAACAATAACACACGAGGGCATAAATAACATGTCAGATGAAGCATGGGACGCTTTTATGAGTGCTATGAACGGTAGTGTTCCGATTGCGTTGAATTATGACCCTAACTATGCTAAGAATTTCATTGATAAATTCGAGCAGACTTATGACATTGAATTTTATAACAAAGTAATGCAGAACAGTTTCAAACTATCAAATACCCTTGAAGCCACTCAAAAGCTCATGGAGGAGGGTAAAATTCATTTTGATAGTAAATTACTAGCGGTGCATTTAATGAACGCAGAAACGAAAATAAACGATTTTGGGCTTATGCGTATTATTAAAAAAGGCTACACAGATAAGATTGATTTGGCTGACGCTTTAATCAACTTGATGTGGTGGTTCTTAGAAAGTGAAGAAAGTGAGGACTATTTCATTTAATGGCTATGACAGAAGAAGAAAATCAAAAAATGCTAGAAGCATTAAAAACCCTAGCTTTTGGAGGAAAAGAAACAAAGACAGTTATCCAATACAAAAACAACGCAAACGGACGAAAGACAGAAACAGGGCGAACAGTTACAGAAGTCAATAAACTGCCAGACCGTTCAGCATTGTTAAAATTAATGGAGATTGAGGGCGTTTATATTGACGCAAACGTGAAACTTAAACAACAAAAAGTGGACGAAGTAAGCACAGAAAAAGAACTAGTAGACTTAGTGGAGGGCTTGGCAATTGAATAAAGCATATACTTGGAACGAAAAAACAGGGCTAGACTTTTGTAGAGAGTTGCCACAATGGAACTTGTTGACACGTTCAAACCTTAGATTTTTAACAGGCGACACTTCGGAAGAACCTGACAAATTTGACCCTGGTCATTATTTTAAACTGAACGCTTTAAGCGAAGTAGACAGAACTAGCCAGTTCCCTAATGATTGGCACAGACCTTATAGCTTAGGAATTAGACTTTACAACCCTAAAAACGCTAGTGGAACATGGGGGTGGACTTATTGGACACATTGGGAAAAATTACCAGTTAAGCCTAACCTCACACAAGGCAAAAAAATGGGTGTATCAATGCGTTTAGCTAACTTTGGTAGAAAACCATTAGACTTTAATTTAAAACTATTATACGGTAATACTTCGGCTTCTGTGGGTACTTATAAAGTTGAGCCGTGGCAATACGTTTTTGTTAGTGAGTTAGTTACGCTACAAACTACGGAAACGGCTAAAAACTTAGGTTTGACTGTTGAACTTGACAGTACAGGGCAAGAAGAACAAATCGGCTTGTTTTTCCCTAAGATTGAAATGGACAAGGTAACACCATACGTTACAACAGAAGAAGAATATAACTATTTTAAGAGCCAAGACATGGCAGATTCACGATCTGTTTACACAGGGTATTCTGATTCAGATAGTAACGATTTTAGAGATTATGTTTGGGGTGGACAACTGAACGATGAAAATTATGAGCTATTTGGCGGAGATACAAAACAGAATGCGGTATGGTGCTATTGTCGTCCTCTTAATCAACGTGTATTGATTGGAATTGATTCTGATACGTATACAAACGCAAGTGGTAGAACAGTTAATTTTCACGTTTTAAACGGTTCTAAGAGTGTGTTTGATATGACAGGTAACACTTTATATCCTGAACAGTTTCAAGACGACAGACAAGCGTTTGACGGAGTGGGGAACGATTGGGCAACAATACAAGAACCGTTGTATGTGGTAGACCAAAACACGGCAATTGACCCAGTAGCAGGAGAAATGGCGAACGTAGTAATAGAGGGTTACCACTATCAGCAAGCCACTCAAGGTTATAGAGTTGATGAAATTCCACGTTCAGCAATTTTAAACGTTGGTTACTCTTTAGGTTCTTACTATGTGAATGAAGATTCTAACAAAGAAGTTGAAGTTATGCGTTCAAGGGTTGGTGTAACACCACCGCAAGTATTTGGAGAGCCAAGTTATAGCAGTATGAACGACTGGATGACTACATACGGACTACCAAACGGCTTCATCATGCGACCTTGGAAAGTCAGAATGGTAGACACAGAAACGAACTTGACTAAAATCAAGGGTATTTCAATCGGTTGGAATGTTTCTTTGTTTCAAAAATTTCTAGCAACAGACCATGTGACAGAGGACTGGTTCAGAGATTACGACAACAAACGTACTAAGGCAATTCCTGACCGTGTTTTGTTCATCAATGAAAAACAAAAAAGAGCATGGCTTTATAAGTACAACCCTACCAAATCAGCATGGGAACGTTCGGTAGAATACACCATACCAGCAAGTGACACGGCACTATTAAAGTCTTGGACCATTGTACCAAAGGACGGTGCTATGAATGGGCATATAGTTTTCACAGACAAAACTAACGCTGAAATGCTTCAAAACATTCGCCCTAACTGGTTAGATTATGACGAGTTCACTCCTAAAGTGCAGTACGATGAAGTCAAGTATAACCCTCAAATGTTCACGAATTTGTACAATACACGTTACCAATGGTGGGGAATTAAAGACGAAAACCCACAAAATCAGTCTTATGGTCCTTGTGTTCCGTATGAAATGGACTTTATGACAGGACTATGCAAATTAGAAAGGATATACGAGTAAATGTTTTCATGGTTAAACTTTGAAGAGTTGCTAATTCATAACCCTATTGAGCTTATTAACCCTAGTAAAGACACGATAAGTGTGGCTATGAATAAAAAGCAATATATTGAGTTTTTCAGTAACAAATACACTTATAACGGTCTATATTATGACGAAGAAATGGACTTCTGTCTGTTTTATTATGCTGACCCCTTACAGAGTGTAAAAGATGGAGATGTGTATGCTCAAGGTTACATAGATGTAGAAATGAAGATATACCGTGTAAAATGGTTGTGTAACGTTTCTATTAGTCGTTTTGAGCCTAACTTTAACTTGCTAGAGGGTACTAAAGATTTTAGTGGAGTTTGGTATTGGGCAGAAACTTGGACAAATGACAGACCTTATAAAGGTCTAACTGTTAAGAAAACAACTACACAATGGGGTGGTATTCATAAAGTGTTTACTGCACCTACGGACGGAGTTTATACCTTTTCAGCTTATATTAAAAGTTCAGGAAATAATGCAAATGTATACCGTTATGTCAATGTAAATAGTGCAAACCCTGGTAATGTAATACCTAATACGTTCATGGGAAATAACTTTGATTGGTTAAGAGATTCGTTTCAAGTAACCTTAAAAAAAGGGGATACTGTTTGGGCTAGATATGAAATAACTGGTACTGGTTCAGATTCGATTTTGTGGACTGCTGGACATAAATGGGAACACGGTTCTGTTGCCACTCAATACATGCCAACTGAAAGTGAAGCAACAAGCATTGATTTTCCTAAGTGGAATGTTTCAAAGACTGAAATGGTAGTAAATAGCAAATCTAAAGCAATTACAACCGTTTTGAATGGTGCTTTAGCTAAATGCACAAAAGACAAAAATATCACAGGTTGGTTAAATTCACAGCCTAACGCAAATTATAAATATAGACAACCGCAGTATTCTTTAGACATCGGAGTAGATGACTTTATTATCAGCGGTTACGGTTTGAGAGGACTGAAAAATGGATAGTTATTTAAACGGTAGAAAAGTAGATGTATTAAACCCTTTAGACTTAATCGGAGTAGGTCGCCATAAGTTAGAAATACAAGTAGACAAGAAGAATTATTGGAACATGTTCAAAGAGCAAGTAATCATTCCAACACCACCAAACAACGGTGTAAATAACTTGTTTAGAGGTGGGGAAGTTTTGCCTAGTGAGGTTTATAGTGATGACTGGTATAAGACATGGGCTTTTTATGCTTTTGGTGGTCAAAGTACCATAGAACGTAAAAATGATTTATACCCTCAAATGACTTATTTCAAGTTCGCAAATGCCACAGGTATAGCTGACATTGTTTCAAATCAGTTTGAAAAAGAAGTAGAACTAAAACCAAACACAAGATACACTTGGCAATTCAACGCTAGAAAAATAAAAGGCGACATGCTTACTTATTTCGGTTCTAGTGGTAGCGTCTTAGTTGATAACACTAAAGACGTTACAATAGACGGAGAAACAGGTATAAAACTAGGTACGGACTTAGCTTATAACTGGAGTGATAAAGCAGTCACAGACGGTTGGGAATTGCATTATATTTCTTTTACTACTGCTTCAACGTTTCCAACATCTAAAGCATTTCGCTTTAGAATGCAGGATAATAGTGAATGGCATGTAAAGAATATCCAAATCACAGAGGGCGAAGGACCTAAACCGTTTCAACTTTCAGAAGCAGACAGATACAAGTATACACAGTACCAAATGGACAAAGGACACAGAGAAATTTATCCTAACTTTGGTTTTTATTACAGCGAAGAATTTGACTTCTGTTGTGCTTATAAAGTCAATATCCATTCAGGTTTTGAAACTGTTGATTTTAACCCAGTTGAACAGAGTTATACAATTAGATGTGAGATTGAAAACTTTGCACAAATATTAAACCCAGTTAAAGAGTATTATATCAAAGTTCCAAGCAGTTGCACTTTTGATAATAGCATACTAATGAATCCTACAACAGAAAGAGGAGGTAATTACTTATTAGAATGTAAAGCTAAAGGTTTGCACTTACAAGTGTTTGAACAAGCTGACGGAGATTATAGCAGAAGTCAGAATAGAAAAGTATATTCCAACATGTACGATAATCTAAGTACAAAATCATGGAACGTTTATGGTGGCTTCGTATATACTGGAGAACTACAAACATATCAATTAGAAAACTAATAATAAAGGAGAAAGAAAGAAAGATAATGATTGAAACATTGAGAGCAATTGGCTTAGTTGTATTTATGCAGTTACTTAGTTTAGCACTAGAGTTTATAGACACAGGTACATTAAAACCTAGTGTTAGAAAAAGAGTAGTAGTAGAATTAATTGTCCTATCTGTTTATGTTGCAGGTATGACAGTCTTTAAAGGTATGATTAGTGATGAACTAATATCATTGGTTGGAACTGTATACTTAGCAGTAGTAGTTAGTCATCTATATAAGTTCTTAACTAATAAGAAAGAAGAAATAGACGGAGGAGATAAAGAAGAATAGTATAGTAGTAGTATAATACTAGTGTATATAGTATGA